CAGGAATAATTCAAAAAATTGCAAATGCATATAATAATTCTTGGGTTTTAGTTGAAGTGAATGATATTGGAGATCAAGTAGCAAATATTTTACATTTTGATTTGGAGTATGATAATATTTTAATGTGTTCTATGAGAGGAAGATCGGGACAACTAGTTGGTTCTGGTTTTAGTGGAAAGAAATCTCAACTCGGTGTTAGAATGACAGCAGCAGTTAAAAAATTGGGATGCTCAAATCTAAAATTATTGATAGAAGATGATAAATTAATTGTAAATGACTATGATATTATTTCTGAATTGACAACATTCATTCAAAAACACAATTCTTTTGCGGCAGAAGAAGGATGCAACGATGATTTAGCTATGTGCCTTGTAATTTTTGCGTGGTTAGTTGCTCAGGATTACTTTAAGGAAATGACAGATAATGATGTCCGTAAAAGAATTTATGATGAACAGAAAAATCAAATTGAGCAAGATATGTCACCTTTTGGGTTTATTTTAAATGGCATAGATGATGATGAAGTTATTGTTGATAAAGAAACTGGCGATAAATGGATGATTGCCACAGAAAATAATAAATTAGAATCAACAGATGTGTGGAATTTAGATGAGTATGGGGATCGTTCATATATGTGGGAATATAGATAATAAACATAAGAAGTCATTTTTATAAATACTTTTAGATAATTCTGGATTTGTAGGAGAATAAAAGATGCCGCTAAACTTAGCATCTCCTGGAATTTTAGTAAAAGAAATTGATTTAACATTAGGAAGAGTTGGACCGTCATTTAATGTAACTGGAGCGATTGTAGGATCTTTTGCAAAAGGTCCCGTTGAAGAACCAACACTTGTTGAAAATGAAAATGATTTACTAGAAACTTTTGGTAGAGCGTATACTGTAGACAAGCATTATGAGACTTGGTTAACAGCATCATCATACTTAGCATATGGTGGAAATTTGAGAGTTTCAAGAGCAGATGGCAGTAAACTAAAAAATGCTTATGTTGGAACTGCATCAAGTGTAAAGATTAAAAGTTTAGAACATTATAATCAATTGGGTTATGATGAAAATACTATTTCTGGAGTAACTTTTGTTGCAAGAAATCCCGGATCGTGGGCAAATGGAATAAAGGTCGCTATTATTGATGGAAAAGCAGATCAAATTTTAAGCGGTGTTGAAACTTCAGGAGTTTCTGTTGGTTATGGAGTAACTCAGTCTTTAGATGGAAAAGTAGATTCCATAAGTGGGGTTGAAATTGAACTTACTTCACACTATCTAAAAGGAATTGTAACTGGAATTGGAGTAAGTACTTTAGATGTAAAAGTTTTAAGTAGAGTTTCTTCCGCAGGAACAGAAACTAATGTGGATTATCAGCAGAATGGAACATATTCATTTACTGAAACTGGAATTTTAGGAATTCACACCAATTCAGTATCCACTGCATTTACATCAAGATCTTACGCAACAGAACTTGATTGGTTTAATGAGCAAACTATTTCTCTTTCTGGATCAACAATTTCTTGGGATAATGTTGCACCAAGACCAGGAACATCTGAATATGCTACATCAAGAGGTTCAAGATTTGATGAACTTCACATTATTGTTTTTGATGATTTAGGAACAATAACTGGAAATGCTGGAACAATTTTAGAAAAACATTTAAATCTTTCTAAGGGAAGTGATTCTCAATTTTCAGTAGGATCCGTTTCTTATTGGAGAAAGTATCTTGCAGAAAATTCAAATTATATTTTTGGTGGTGGCGCACCAGTAGGAATAGTTACTACTGGTTTTGATTATGGGCAATTTGATATTACAACAGATATTGGTTGGGATCAACCTGTTGAAAGTATTATATTTGGTTCTTCTGGTCCTAATACATATACTTTAAATGGTGGATTAAATTATAATGGACTATCGGAAATTTCTGGACAAGGTTCGTTATTACCTGAGTTGTCATCATTAAAATCGGGGTATGACTTATTTGAAAACACAGAGAACTTTCAAATAGACTTTCTTTTAATGGGTTCTGCAAATTATACAAAAGAAACTGCTCAAGGATTGGCAAATAAATTAATATCGGTTGCAGAATTGAGAAAAGACTGCGTAGCTTTTATTTCTCCTTATAGAAGTTCTACACTTACAGATACAAGTTCTCAAATTGAAGTTAACATAAATCCACCCGATGAGATAACAAGAAATGTAATAAGTTTTTTCTCTTCTATTGCTTCAACAACTTATGCAGTATTTGATTCTGGATACAAATACATGTATGATAGATTCAGCAATACATTTAGATATGTCCCTCTGAATGGAGATATTGCTGGTCTTTGTGCTCGCACTGATATTAATACTTTTCCTTGGTATTCTCCAGCTGGAACAAGTAGAGGTGCAATATTAAATGCAGTAAAACTTCCATATAATCCAAGTAAATCTCAAAGAGACCGTCTCTATAGTAATAGAATTAATCCTGTAATATTTTCACCTGGTGCTGGAATTATTCTATTTGGTGACAAAACTGGATACGGAAAATCTTCAGCATTTGATCGTATTAATGTTCGTCGTCTATTCCTGTATATTGAAGATGCAATTTCATCAGCTGCTAGAGATATTCTTTTTGAATTTAACGATGAAATTACAAGAACAAATTTTGTAAATACTATTGAACCCTTCCTAAGAGATGTTCAGGCAAAAAGAGGCATTTTTGATTATGTAGTGGTTTGTGACGAAACAAACAACACTGCTGCTATAATTGACAGCAATGAATTTGTTGCAGACATTTATATTAAACCATCGAGGTCAATTAACTTCATTGGTCTTACTTTCATCGCTACTAAAACGGGCGTTGATTTTCAAGAAGTAATCGGTAACTTTTAATTCAGAGGTTTAGCAAATTATGGCAACCAGAAATCAATTTAACCCACCCCCTTTAAGGAAGATTACTGATTTTAAAAGTAAATTAACAGGTGGTGGTACAAGAAGTAATCTCTTTGAAGTTGTTCTTTCTTTTCCTGACATTGCAAAGGTTGATTCTTCAATTTTAGATAAATCAAGATTTTTAATTAAAACAGCAGCACTTCCTGCATCAAGTGTATCTGCTTTAGATGTTGCTTTTAGAGGAAGAACTTTAAAAGTAGCTGGTGACAGAAGTATTGATAGTTGGAGTATTACAGTAATCAACGATACTGATTTTGCAATTAGATCTGCTTTTGAAAATTGGAGTAATAAAATTAATAGATTATCAGATAATACTGGTGAAACAAATCCATCTCTTTATCATGCAGATGCATTTGTTTATCAATTAGATCGTAATGGAGCAACTTTGAGAGCATATCATTTTTATGATATATTTCCAACAAGTATTAGCGCAATTCAACTTGATTATGGAAATGAAAATATTCAAGAATTTAGTGTAGAAATGCAGGTTCTTTGGTGGGAAGCAATTAAAGGTAATGCTTCATTTGCGGGTGGTATAGATATTAACTAAATAGTTCAATAATAAGTTTAAGATTTATAATATGGCAAAACTTTTTGGTTTTTCAATTGAGGATAAGGAAAAAAAATCTAAATCTATAGTTTCCCCCGTTCCTCAAACTAATGAGGACGGGGTTGATTATTACATTCAATCTGGATTTTATGGACAATATGTAGACATTGAAGGTGTTTACAGAACAGAATTTGATTTAATGCGTCGTTATAGAGAAATGGCATTGCATCCTGAATGTGATGCTGCAATAGAAGATGTTGTAAATGAAGCAATTGTGAGTAATTTATATGATTCTCCTGTAGAAATTGAATTAAGTAACTTAAACGCAAGTGATAAATTAAAACAAATTATAAGAAATGAGTTCAAATCCATTAAAGAAATGATGGATTTTGATAGAAAGTCTCATGAAATTTTTAGAAACTGGTATGTTGATGGAAGGTTATATTATTTAAAAGTTATCGATGTTAAAAAACCTCATGAAGGAATACAAGAATTAAGATACATAGATCCATTAAAAATGAAACATGTGAGGCAAGAAATAAAAAATAAAGAAACAAAATTTCAACCTTCGGTCAATAAGTTAGTAGCAAATTCAAATTTAACAAACACAGAATTGGGATATTCAAGTATTGAAGAATATTTTATATATTCACCGATGCCAAATTATCCTACAGGTTCTTTGAGTGGAGCATCTAAAGGATCAATTAAAATTGCAAAAGATTCTATTACTTATTGTACTTCCGGTCTTGTAGATAGAAATAAAGGGACTGTTCTCTCATATCTTCATATAGCAATTAAAGCACTAAATCAATTGAGAATGATTGAAGATTCTCTTGTAATTTATAGATTATCAAGAGCACCTGAACGTCGTATTTTCTATATTGATGTTGGCAATTTACCAAAAGTGAAGGCAGAACAATATCTAAAAGAAGTTATGAGTCGTTATAGAAATAAATTAGTATATGACGCAAATACGGGTGAAGTGCGTGATGATCGCAAATTTATGAGTATGCTTGAAGATTTCTGGCTTCCAAGAAGAGAAGGTGGAAGAGGAACAGAAATCACAACACTTCCTGGTGGTCAAAATT